CCCGCTCTGCGTCAAACTAAGGCCTCTATGCCTGTGTTCCAATGGAACGCCCAATACCAGCAAAACCCCACCAGCGAAGAAGCCTCCGTTGTCAAACGAGAGTGGTGGAATTGGTGGAAACAAGATAACCCACCCCAGTGTGAATACATCATCATGTCCCTTGACGCTGCAGCCGAAATTAACAATCGAGCTGACTTTACAGCGTTAACTACGTGGGGTGTGTTTATGAATGAAGAGAATGGGGCTTACAACATTATCTTGTTGAACAGCATTAAAAGGCGTATGGAGTTCCCTGAATTAAAAGACTTATCTTACCGGGAATACGAAGAGTGGCAGCCAGATGCGTTTATTGTTGAGAAGAAATCTGCAGGTACTGCGTTGTATCAAGAATTAAGAAGAACGGGAATGCCCGTACAAGAATATACCCCACACAGGGGTTCTGGTGATAAACTGGCAAGACTAAACAGTGTAGCAGATATTATTCGATCTGGATTATGTTGGGTTCCAGAAACTCGCTGGGCTGAAGAGGTGGTTGAAGAGATTGCAGGATTTCCGTTTATGAGCCATGATGACTTGGTGGACTCAACGGTAATGGCACTAATGAGGTTTAGGAATGGGGGCTTTATACGCTTACCAAGCGATGAGCCAGATGAAATACAGTTTTTTAAGCAGAAACGCAAAGCGTACTACTAAGGATAAATTATGGCAATTGATAAGGCACTTTATTCAACCCCACAGGGTATTGATGAATTAGCTGCACAAGAATCTCCGGTGGAGATTGAAATTGAATTAAGCGAAGACCCATATGAAGAAGCGATGGAGACGCCCGAAGAAGAGGCGCATGAAACCGAATTTAACGAAAACCTTGCAGAGTATTTAACTGAAGGTGAGCTGACTCAATTAGCTGGTGATCTAGTAAGTGACTTTGATGATGACATCGGTAGTCGCAAAGAATGGATACAAACTTATGTGGATGGTCTAGAACTTCTGGGCCTTAAAATTGAAGAACGAGCTGAGCCTTGGGAGGGCGCCTGCGGTGTATATCATCCACTCCTAGCAGAAGCATTGGTTAAATTCCAAGCCGAAACCATGATGTCTATCTTCCCAGCGATGGGTCCAGTAAAGACACTCATTATTGGTAAAGAGACACAAGATAAGAAAGAAGCTGCTGAACGTGTTCAAGATGACATGAACTATCAGTTGACTGAAGAGATGCCTGAGTATCGCCCTGAAACTGAGCGTATGCTCTGGGGCTTGGGCTTAGCTGGTAATGCGTTTAAAAAAGTTTACTATGACACGGCACTTAAGCGTCAGGTAGCAATGTATATTCCTGCAGAAGATATTGTCGTTCCATACGGCGCTTCTGACTTGGCATCCTCGCCACGTGTAACCCACGTGATGCGCAAAACAGAGAATGAACTTAAGATCTTACAGGTTAACGGGTTCTATCGTGATGTAGACCTAGGTGATCCACAAACTTCACTAGATGAAGTTGAGAAAAAGATCGCTGAAAAACTTGGCTTCAGAGCAACAACAGATAGCAGGTATAAAGTTCTTGAGATGCACGTGGACTTAGACTTACCTGGTTTCGAGGACAAAGACGAGGACGGACACCCTACGGGGATTGCACTTCCTTATGTTGTAACCATCGAGAAAGGAACGAGGAATGTTCTATCTATTAGACGTAATTGGCAAGAAGGTGATGCAACTCATAAGAAGCGTCAGCACTTCGTGCACTACGGGTATATTCCCGGTTTTGGTTTTTACTGTTTTGGTCTCATCCACCTTATTGGCGCTTACGCTAAAAGTGGCACTTCCATTATTCGTCAGCTGGTCGATGCAGGGACACTATCCAATTTGCCTGGCGGCTTTAAGACCCGTGGGTTGCGTGTTAAAGGAGACGACACTCCAATTGCCCCCGGTGAGTGGCGGGATGTGGATGTGCCCAGTGGAGCCATGCGTGACAACATCATGCCGTTGCCTTACAAGGAGCCAAGTCAAGTCCTTGCTGGGTTGATGGATAAAATCATTGAGGAAGGTCGTCGCTTTGCAAATACAGCAGACCTTAACCTCAGTGATATGTCAGCTAATGCTCCAGTAGGAACAACGCTAGCAATTTTAGAACGTACGCTCAAAGTGATGAGTGCAGTACAAGCACGTATTCACTACTCTCTTAAACAAGAACTTAAGATGCTCAAGCGAATCATCGCTGAGTACGCACCAGAGGACTATGATTATGAGCCAGTTGAAGGTTCACGTAGGGCGAAAAAAGCAGACTACGATAACGTCGATGTCATTCCAGTCAGCGATCCTAATGCGAGTACGATGGCGCAAAAGATCGTTCAGTACCAAGCAGTATTTCAATTGGCTCAAGGCTCGCCCCAGCTTTTTAACATGCCTCTCCTCTATCGCCAGATGCTCGATGTACTGGGGATTAAGAATGCACAGAAACTCGTTCCGATGGACGAAGACCAGAAGCCGACAGATCCAGTTACGGAGAATCAGAATATTCTGATGCTTAAGCCTTCCAAGGCATTCCAGTATCAAGATCACCAAGCTCACATCACAGTCCATATGAGCGCTATGCAAGACCCTAAGATAGCAATGTTGCTACAAAATAACCCACAGGCACAACAGATTCAAGCTGCCATGATGGCGCATATTAATGAGCACTTAGGCTTTGAGTATCGTGTTCAGATTGAGCAACAACTTGGCGCAGCATTACCAGCTCAGACAGACGAGACTGGCGAGCCAATACCAATGGACCCACAAGTAGAAGCACAACTTGCTCCGTTACTTGCACAAGCGGCTCAAAAACTACTACAAAATAACCAAGCTCAAATGCAACAACACCAAGCGCAGCAACAAGCGCAAGATCCGTTGGTACAGATGCAGCAACAAGAGTTGGCTATTAAGCAACGTGCCCAACAAGCACAAGAGCAAAAAGACCAAGCCGAGATTCAGATTAAGCAACAACAGCTTGAGTTAGAGCACTTACGCATTACGACAACAGCACAAACTGCTATGAAGACAGCCGATTTGAACGCAATGTCTAAGGCAGCAGATATCCACAACGAGCAACGTGGACGTCGTATGGACCATGCATTTGAGGCAGTAAAAACTATTGCTGACCACGAGCATGAACGTAAAGCCCACATGCAAGACCACGCATTTAATATGGCACAGACTGTAATGGAGCATGGACACAATGCAGACATGCAGAGTGAACAACTTAAAGCCCAAGCTGAACAAACAAAGGCAGCGGCATCTAAACCAAAGGAGAAAGCTAAATAATGAGCGACCATCTCGATTACCTGATCGGACAGTATCAGGAACGAATACAAGTACTTGGTGAAGCCCTGACATATGGGCAAGCTAAAGATTTTGAAGAGTACAGATACACATGCGGACAAGTTCGAGGTCTTGAAGCTGCGTGTGCCATTATTAAAGACCTCAAACAACGATTGGAGCACTCGGACGATGAGTAACCTTGACCTTAGTCAGGCAGTAGACTTAGCTGCAGTAATGGCTAAAACAGCGGAAGACAGAGCTAAACAGCTTCCTATTCCGCAGGGATACCGCATTTTATGTGCGATTCCTGAACAAGAGAAAGAGTTTGACAGTGGTATTGCCAAGCCAGATTCTCTTATTCGCACTGACGAACTCTTAACTACCGTGCTTTTTGTGGTCTCGCTAGGCCCAGATTGCTATGCAGATAAGACTCGTTTTCCCAATGGACCTTGGTGCAAAGAGGGTGATTTTATCCTTGTACGCCCAAATGCAGGTACCAGACTGGTAATTCACGACCGTGAGTTCCGGATTATTAATGATGACTCTGTGGAAGCCGTAGTTCAGGATCCAAGAGGAATTAAACGTAAATTTATTTAAGGAGGCGGACAATGCCAGATGATTACAAATTCCCCGATGAAATTGAGGATACTAAGGGTAAACCCGAAGGTGCAGAAGCAGAAGTAGAGATCGAGATTGAGGATGATACTCCCGAAGAAGATCGTGGTCGTAAACCTGCGGACCCAGAAAAAGTACGTCAACTTGAAGTAGACGTTGACGATTTAGACAAATATAGTAAAGAAGCTAAAGACAAGCTCATTAAGATGAAGCGTGTCTGGAACGACGAACGTCGTGCTAAAGAAACTGCCTTGCGTGAGCAACAAGCAGCTATTGATGCTGCCCAGCGCTTATTGTATGAGAACCAAAAACTTCAAAGGATGTTGAATGAAGGTAGTAAAGATTACAAGGATGCTAAAAAAGATTCTGCTAAAGCCCAGTTAAAAGCAGCTAAGCAAGCCTATAAAGAGGCTTATGAAGCTGGTGATTCTGCTGCATTATTAGAAGCCCAACAGGCAATGAATAAAGCTCAGATTGATATGGACAAGGCAAAGAATTTTAAATTGCCTCCTTTACAAAATGAAAATTATGTTGTACAACCACAACAACAGTACCAAAATGTACAACCAAGAGACGAAAAACTCGAATCTTGGCAGGCAGAAAATATTTGGTTTGGACAAGACGAGGAAATGACTGCAGCAGCTTTGGGCCTTCATGAAAAATTGAAGCGTCAAGGCGTACAGGTTGGATCTGATGAATATTACGCAGCGTTGGACAAAACAATGCGAAAACGGTTTCCAGAGGAATTTGGGGACAATGAAGTAGAAGAAGTAGAAGAAGTTCCAGTTAAGCAAAAGGCAGACAGTCCTAAACCTAAAGCTGGTAACGTAGTAGCTCCGGCAACACGGACGACAGCGCCAAAACGAGTCAGGCTAACTCAATCGCAGGTTGCGATTGCAAAGAAACTTGGACTTACCCCAGAGCAGTACGTTAAAGAACTTATTAAAGTGGAGGCCTGACATGGCTACAAATAGAATTAATCGTGATACCGATAACCGAGAATTTAGTGAGCGTCCTAAACAGTGGATGCCACCAGAGTTACTTCCTGAACCAGACAAAGAGCCAGGATACGGTTACAAATGGATTCGTGTTTCAATGTTGAACGCTCCAGACCCACGCAACGTTAGCGTACGGTTTAGAGAAGGTTATGAGCCAGTTCGACTTGAAGAACAACCCAAATTTAAACTGTTAGTCGATGACAATAGTCGTTTTAAAGACAATATTGAAATTGGCGGGTTATTGCTCTGCAAACGACCAATTGAGATGGATCAGCAACAGGCTGCATATTTTGACGCCCAAACTGCCGCTCAATCGGAAGCCGTAGACAACAACTTAATGCGCCAAAGTGATTCGAGAATGCCAATCTTTATGGAACGGAAATCCTCGGTGACCTTTGGAAAAGGTTCTTAATAATTTAGGAGATTTTCATGGCTTATCCTACAGTTTCGGCCCCTTACGGTCTAAAGCCTGTTAACCTCATTGGCGGTCGTGTTTATGCTGGTTCTACCCGCATGTTCCCAATCGTTAACGGTTACAGCACAAGCCTGTTCAACGGTGACGTTGTTCAGATTGGTACCGGTGCTAACATCGGTGCTTTGGTTGCCTCTACTCTTGCTTACAACGCTTCTAGCGCTGTTGCAGGTACTATTGGTGTTTTTGTTGGTTGCGAGTACTCTACTACTGGCGGTCCAATCTACGGTAAAAACCGTTATCAGTTCTGGCAGGCTTCTACAACTGCTCCTGATGCAACCGGTTATGTTGTAGATGATCCTCAAGCTGTTTTCCAAACAGCGGTTGTTGTTAACCCAGCTGGTACTGGTGGTTCTACTACTATTGCCTACGTTAACCCAGCTTTCATCGGTTCTAATGCTTATTACATTGGTTCTGCTGCTGGTAATACTGGTTCTACAACTACTGGTGACTCTTTAGCTGGCGTTGCAGTTTCTGCATCTGCTACTGTAAGCACACCTATCACTACTCCTGCTCCATTCCGTATCGTTGGCGTAGTTCCTGCTTCAGCCGTTACTGTGACTAATAATGCTACATCTACTAGCACTACAATCACTTTATCTTCTGCTAACAGCGCTATTGTTCCTGGTATGGCTGTATCTGGCCCTGGTATTACCCAAGGTTCAAATACTTATGTAACAGCAGTTTCAGGCACTGCAGTAACAATCAACACAGCAGTTACAACTGCACAGGCAACTGCAGCGCAGTTTTCATTCACCGGCTACCCAGAAGTATTGGTTGCATGGAACTTCGGTTACCATAGCTACTTCAATGCTACTGGCGTTTAATTAAGGAGCATTTAAATGGCTATTTCTCGTGCACAACTACTAAAAGAGTTGCTCCCTGGTTTGAACGCATTGTTTGGACTTGAGTATGCTCGTTATGGTGAAGAACATAAAGAAATCTACGAAACAGAGACTTCTGAGCGTTCTTTTGAAGAAGAAACAAAACTGTCAGGCTTTAGCGCTGCACCAGTCAAGAACGAAGGCCAAGCCATCGCTTACGACAATGCGCAAGAAGCATGGACAGCTCGCTACAACCATGAAACTATCGCCCTTGGCTTTAGCTTGACTGAAGAAGCAATCGAAGACAACCTCTACGATTCTTTGTCTGCTCGCTATACCAAAGGTCTAGCTCGTGCTATGGCTTACACCAAGCAAGTTAAAGCTGCTGCGGTTTTGAATAATGGTTTTAACAGCCAAGTAACATACGGCGACGGTCAACCATTGTTCTCTACAGCTCATCCTTTGATTTCTGGCGGTACTAACGCTAACACTCCATCTACTCCTGCTGACTTGAACGAAACCGCATTGGAAAATGCTGTTATTCAAATCGCTGCTTGGACAGATGAACGTGGCCTCTTGATCGCTGCTCGTCCTAAGAAATTGGTTGTTCCACCTGCATTGCAATTCGTTGCTACTCGTTTGCTCGACACAGAACTCCGTGTTGGTACAAACAACAACGATATCAACGCAATTAAGAACAATGGTTCTGTTCCAGAAGGTTACACAATTAACCACTTCTTGACCGCAACCAACGCATGGTTCTTGACCACTGACGTACCAAATGGTTTGAAACACTTTGTTCGTATCCCATTGCAAAACAGCATGGACGGTGACTTTGACACCGGTAACGTACGTTACAAATCCCGTGAGCGTTATAGCTTCGGTGTTTCTGATCCATTAGGTATCTATGGTTCATACTAAGTAGTACTGAAAGGGGGCCTAAAAACCCCCTTTTTTGTTAAAATAGATTGCACACTATTCAAAAAAAGTGTATAAAGATGTTATCTGGGTGATTAACTATTCCACCACTGCCCCAGCAGACAATGCAATGATCGGAATAGTAACTTTTGCATAAGGAGTCCATTATGGGACGCAGTACATTTGAAGGTCCAGTTCTATCTGGTGATAATCGTTTTGGTCCACAACGTGACGTTGGTCCAGTTCTATTAGCTCAACAAGCATTCTTAGATTTTTCTGCAACCACACCTGGCCAAGCCAACTACGGTGGTGGCAATCAAGTTTTTGTTACTTCTAACAATATTCCTAACCAAGCAGCTACTATTTGGAACCCACAGGCTGGTGTTTACAGCGTTAATGGTCCTACTGTAGCAACAGCGCCTACTGCTGATATTGCTGGTACTATTTATCGTGGCGTATCATTTTTGATCCCACAAGGCTCAAACATTACTGATGTCATTGTTGATGTTGGTGTTTTGCCAACTGACGGCATAGTAACAGCTAACTCTATTCAACCATACGTTTCTAACAAGTTTGCTACTGCAACTGGCGTATATGCAACAATGGCTGCAATCACTACAGCAACTCGTGGTACAGCAACATTTGTTGGCACACAGTTAGACTATTCATATGGCACATTGCAAGATGTTCAAAACATTCAGCCTGGTCAACAGCCTTCATGGTTTAGCCAAGTTGTTGTGACATTGAAGCTGACCAATACTGGTTTAGTAGCTCCTACTTCTGGTCAAATTGCTGTGACATTGAAATATGCACAACAAGACTTGAACATCGGTAATAGCACAACTTACCCATATGGTAACTTTGACTAATTAATCCTCTTGGGGGGCTAAATACCCCCCTTCTTTAAAATTTTAGGAGATTAATTATGGCAAATCAAAGCCCAAGCGGAATACCGAATACTAATAATTCGGTGCAGTCTATTAGCCGTGAGTCTAGAACTGAGCCATTTGATTTACAAGTAGCTCGTGGTCAAATTTACGGTCATAGCGTATTAAACGTGTTTGGTTATAACACTAATATTACATCTACAACATCATCTCAATCAGCCCCAATTGCTATTTGGGAAAACGCTGCTGCATATGTATACCCTACAACTGCAACAACCATGACTGTAGTTAGTTCATCTACTTCTGATGTATGCAATATGCAAATTAATGGGTTGGATGCAAACTTTAACCCCATTTCTGAAGTTGTTAAAGTAAATGGTACTACTGGCGTAACTACAGCTAATAGCTATCTACGCATTAATACTTTGACTTTATTAACTCCTCCAAGCGGCTATATTACTAACCAAGGTACTATTACTGTTAAACAAAGCACTAACGTGGTAGCTCAAATTAATGCTGGTATTGGTAAAAATCAAAGCACTATTTACACAGTACCGGCTGGCTATAGTTTTTACTTAGAGATTGTAGAAGTTAATACAGACAACGGCTATGGTGGCTCAAACATGTACTACCAAGTACAGGCTATTAACAATGCTACTGGCGTAGAAACTGCTATTTTGCAACAAGCATTTACTTCTGTTTACACAATTTATAGAAGCCAAGTACCATTTTTGTATCCAGAAAAAACTGATATTCAATGGCAAGTAGGTACTTCAAACAGTTCTGCTGTTCAAGTTGGTGTTATTGTCGCTGGTAAGTTAATTTCTAATGGCAAATAATCATGGCAACTAAGAAAAAAGGCCCATCACTTGCAGTAGGTAGAGGTGAAAAGCTTCCAGTATCAAAAGGTGCTGGTCTTACCGCCAAAGGTCGTGCAAAATATAACAGGGAAACGGGGTCTAATTTAAAGGCTCCGCAACCTGAAGGTGGTCCTCGTAAAAAATCATTTTGTGCAAGAATGTCTGGTATGCCTGGTCCAATGAAAGATGAAAAAGGGCGCCCTACTCGTAAGGCAGCTAGTTTAAAGCGGTGGAATTGCAAATGACCGAAATGGACCCAATAGAGACAGCTAGAGAATTAGCTACCCACGCAAGCAATATCCAACACTTACAGGTAGATATGGATAAAATGGTAAAAGAGATGGAAGAAATCAAAATTGCCATTCAAGCTATTAATAAAACTTTATCTGAAGCTAAAGGTGGTTGGAAAACATTGATGGCTATTGGTGGCGCAGTTAGCGTATTAACAGGTGTTATTGGGTTAGCTATTGGGTATTGGAGTCATAAATAATGCCAAGTAAAAGCAAGAAACAACATAACTTAATGGAAGCCGTGGCGCATAGCCCAGCTTTTGCTAAGAAAGTTGGTATAAAGCAATCAGTAGGTAAAGAGTTTGCCAAGGCTGACAAAGGTAAGAAGTTTGGTTTGGGTGGTGGTGTTGGTGTTACTCGAGGCGGCAAGAACCAAATTAACCGCCAAGAGACAAGGTTTGGTAGTATTCTAGGGCAACAGAAGAATGTACCTGATGTTAATTTAAACAAATACGCCGGCAAAAAATCTGGCGGAAAGGTGAAGACAAAATGATGGCAACTAAAAAATTCTCTCAAAAAGAGACAATGGGTAGCGAGTCTATGGGCAAAGTTAAAACTGGCGCTCCTAGCATTGATGGTATTGCAGAACGTGGTAAAACTAAAACCAAGTACCCAAAAATGGCTGGTAACACAATTGGCAATGGTCCTTTAGTTCACATTAAATAAGGAGTTTAAAATGGAACACAAACACAACGTAGATCACGTTAAACATCATTATGGCAGCGGTCATGCACATGAGCATGAGCAAGACAAAGTCGGCAAAATGTATAAGCAAGAGCCACACAAAATGCACCACGAGCATGTAAAAGCTATGTGCATGGGTGGAAAGTCTACGGCTAAATAATGCGAGCCTCTCGTGGTATGGGGTCAGTAGCCCCATCTAAAATGCCTAAAGCCAAAACGATTGTTCGTAAGGATGATCCAAATGATGTCACCATGATTAAAAAAGGTGGTAAGGTTGGTTTATATGCAAATATTCATGCGAAGCAAAAGCGTATTGCAGCTGGTTCTGGTGAGCACATGCGTAAAGTTGGGTCTAAGGGTGCGCCTTCTAAAGCGGACTTTATTAAATCTGCTAAAACTGCAAAGAAGAAGTAATTCCATTGGCTTAACCGCAGACACAAAAAGCCTATAGTTGGCGGTCGGGTTAGCTAATGGAAACCACAAGGAGAAGAGAATGAAATTTATTATTAATTGGGCAATAGGTTTATTCCGAAAGCCAGAAGTAGAAATTACGTTTGAACCCGAGGTAAAAGCTTGGCCTTTTCCTGCACCGGCAGAAAAGAAAAAGCCGAAAGTAGCAAAAGCTACGACCCGTAAGGCTAAGAAACCGGCAGAAGTACCGGCAAAAAAAGTTGCTAAAAAGACTGCTAAAAAGGTTAAGTAATGAGTACCAGCGGAACCACTTCGTTTAATTTAGACATGGGCGACCTTATCGAGGAAGCCTTTGAGCGTTGTGGTCAACAACTCCGCACGGGTTATGACTTTAGAACTGCTCGTCGTAGCGTCAACATGATGACTATTGAGTGGGCAAACCGTGGTATTAACTTATGGACTATTGAGCAGGGACAGATTCCTATCAATATTAATGGCGGTCAAATTAGCTACCCTATTCCTGTAGATACTATTGACTTATACGACCAAGTTATTCGTACTGGTACAGGACAGAACCAAGTTGATATTAACCTAACACGTATCTCTGGCGATACATACCTTACAATACCTACTAAAAACGCCTATGGGCGACCTATTCAAGTTTGGATAGATAGACAGTCAGGTAATGTAGATGCAACCGCTACGACCACTTTAAGTCAACCTGCATTAGCAACTGATACTACTTTGTATGTAACATCTACTGCTAATATGCGTAGCCAAGGCTATATCAACATAGATGGTGAAACAATCCTTTATCAAAACCTTGGACAAGCTAATTCTAGCAACGCAAATCAGTTATTAAACTGCTATCGTGGAGTTAACAATACAACTGCAACTGCCCATAATTTAGGGGCAAGTGTATATACAAACTATCTTCCTAACGTCAATATTTGGCCTACAGGACAGCCTGGAACTCAATATACCCTTATTTACTGGCGTATGCGTCGTCTGCAAGATGCTGGTACAGGTGTAACTACTGAAGATATTCCGTTCCGATTTATTCCTTGTATGGCTGCTGGATTAGCATTTTATATATCCCAAAAGCTACCGGGCATGGATTTAACTCGTATTCCATTCTTAAAATCGGAGTATGAAGAACAGTTTAAGTTGGCTGCGGATGAAGATAGGGAAAAAGCCCCCGCTCGTTTTGTACCACGTAATATGTTCTATTCTAGATAACTATGCCAAATAGATTTGCATCGGGTAAACATGCTATTGCGCAATGTGACCGTTGCGGGGAAAGATATAAGCTAACTCAGTTAAAAATTCAAACCCTTAAAACTAAGCCTTATAAAGTCAAAGTTTGCCCTACTTGCTGGGATCCGGATCAGCCACAATTACAACTTGGTATGTATCCAGTAAATGATCCCCAAGCAATACGTGACCCAAGGCCGGATATAGGATATTATTCTGCTGGTAATACTGGTTTATATACGTCACCTGTAGCTAGTAATAATGTAAATAATGCTGGATATCCTACAGATGGTAGTAGGCAGATACAATGGGGTTGGAACCCTGTTGGCGGTGCAAGGGCATTTGACCAA